TCATCGGTGGTCCAGTTCACGCTTCCTTCTCCCTCCCCTCACGTGCTCGAAATACAGCGGGAATAGAACTTCTTGCATGAATTGCAAGCGGTCCTCGAATAGGAATAGCGGGCTCTCGCCCTCGTCGTCATCTTCCAAAAGGCCTCCAATCTCACGCGCTGCGGAAAATGGGCAGCATGGATACGAGACGGACATACAAGCCGAAGCATCGGGAGCCGAAGCGCGCGTGGTACGAGCGCGTCACCGGGCTCGCCAAAACGCATCCGCGCCTATTCGCCATGACGGTCATCGGCTCCTACGTCTCGTGCGTCTGCGACTTTGTCGAACTCGCCGGAAAGCTCGTCGACGCGCTTATCTACGCGTTCAATCTCCTTGGTGGCCTGATAGGCTAGGGCGATTGCGAAGACGCAGGTCAGCGACACGCACAGGTCTAGAAATGAGTTGATCAGCTCCAATGCGAATCTCCCCTTTCTCTATTCGATGAGTGCGAATCTCACGCGGTCCGTAAGATTCCGCGCATGGAAAAGACGGGTGGACATAAAAGGCCGTTGAAGGTCGTGGTGGAGCCGAAGCGCACGCTCGCGCACAAGGTCCATCCGTTTCTGCGCTCGCTGGCAGGCTGGTTTCTGATGGGCGTGTTCGGCACCTTCACCGAGCCGATGTTCTCAGCCATCCACAATGTGATCGTGTGGCTTGTCGAGCTTCTCGCTAGAATCCTGCTAGGTGCTTGATAGCGGCCAGCGCGCAGCCGGTTACGACCATCCAGAAGATTCCCCAGCTGACCCCGCGCTGGAACGATTCGGATTCGTCGTTCTCATTGCGCGAGACCCACTTTCCGAAATCTCTAAGCGGATTAATCACTAGGCCACCTTCCCCCGCGCACAGCGCCCAAATGCCGCGCTGCAGACATTCGCCCCCACAACGGCTCCTCCGAAGAAGATGGATGCGAGCAGGAGCGCGTCGTCTGCTGGCTGGCCTACTCCGGGCAACTCGCGGATAGCGAGCAGGCCGAACTGGCACGCGAGGAGCGGCCACAGGATGCTCACAGGCGGCTGGACGCTCTTCTTCATGACCCCTTCGCTCTTGCTTTCATCGGACATGACTAGGCCACCGTCAGCTTGTAGAAATCGTCTAGCGAAATCCCCAGAATTCTGGCCAGGTTAAACGCCTCAGACAGGCTGAACTCATAGGAGCCACGCAGCTTGTTGAAGAATGACGAGCGACTGATTCCTAGCTGATCCGCCAGTGATTCCTTGGTCGTTCCGTTCAATTCCGCATACTGCGCAATCTTTTCTTGCAGGGTCATTTTCTCTCCTTTCTCCTGCGTACAAAACTTTGTACGCCTCCTAGTATTGTACAAAGTTTTGCACCGTGCAATACTTTGTACGTGTAAATTATTGGACTCAGAAAGGAGTGAGATGAGATACGGAGACGTGCTTACCCATTACCTAGAGCAGAAGGACATGTCGCCTGCAGAATTGGCAGCCGCCATCGGGTCACCTCGCTCAACGATTAATGCCCTTATCAAAGGCAGGGCAAAAGAGCCGACCCTTTCCAAAGCAAAAGCTATTGCCGATGCACTAGGAGTTTCCCTTGAAGAGATGGCTGCTAAGACTTTTGAAGATGCTGGATGCTCGGATGGCCGAGTTGAATAGATTGGCTTATGGATGTTCGAGCTAGCAAAGAAGATTCGACTATAAGGAGCGCGTGAGACATGAGGACACGATTAAAGGAAGCAAGAAAGGCTTCCGGATTGAGTCAACACGACGCATCTGAAGCATTGGATGTTTCCATCGGAAGCTATAGAAATTGGGAACAGGGCCGTGTTGTTATGAACGGTGAGCAGCTAGTAAAGGCCGCTGATCTTTACAAGACCTCAGTCGATTTCATTCTCATGACAGATACGGCATCAGAATTCACCGAGCGAGAAGATAAGCTCGTCGACCTCTACCGCCCCATGACCCAAGACGGCCAGAGAACCCTCTTGGCCATAGCTGAGACGCTCTCCGGCATCTTCGGTGCTGACGGCGCGGAGGCATAGGCGATGTTCGAAAAGGTCAAATCTGCATTAGGAGTAACCACATCTGTTCTCGGCGCACTGCCCGCAGCAGTGGGAATATTCGCCTGGATGAACATCACGCCGGAAATGGTGGGCCAGGTCGCATACGACACCATGAGGACATGGCTGCCATTCGTCATGTTCGCGCTCGGGGCCGTCTTCGGGGCCGGGGGCACCTACGTCGCCACCAAACGGAAAGCCGGACGTTACGAAAAGGCGCGGGTCGAACGTAACGCCGCGATTATCCGGAACATGGATTTCAAGGAGAAGGCGGCACTGCTCTATCTCCACGAACACGGGCACAGGGATGTAGACGAGTGGGAACACGAGGAGATGGCGCAGGCCTTCTACAACCTAAGCGCCATGGGGTACGTCGAGGGCGACACGATCGGCCCGGACAAGAAGAGATGGACGCTGTCCACCGCCGCGATGGAGGCGATTGACCACGATCCGGCGATATTTAAGGCAATGGAATCGGAGCTTGGAATGACAGGCCGCGATTAGATAGGCTTATAAATGGATGGATTTGCAGGCAAGATTAGTGCAGCGATTACGGGAACATGCACAGTAGCCGGAACGGCCCTCGCGTACCTCCAATGGGCGGGAGTGGAGTTCGACGGCTTCATTAGTGCGGCTACAAATTACCTACCCCTGTGGTTCCCGCCGACCGCATTTACATTCGGCATCTGCATTGGATGGTACGCCCGTGGCCGCTCCCAAAGGGTGAGCCGATCGGAGCGAAAGTATCTCGAAAGGCGCGAACAGGAGAGGCTGGAAGAGGACTTCGAAAAGGCGAAGATGTCTTTCTACGCACTCGATGCCAATATCAAGGCACTCATGCTCGCAGCCTTGGACAAAGGCGGCGCATATTGCAAGGGCACCGACTGGAGATTCAGCGGCTACAGCGATGCCCAGTTCATCACCCAATTTGTCGCAACTCGCTATATCGACGGCGACATTGCAAAGATCACAGCAACGCCGCTTCTTGAGCATTTCAGGAAGGAAGTACCGGATCTATTCGATGGCGTGAAATCGACGCTGGAAAGCCATGCCAGGCAAAAGGGCACCCGAGTTGTATCCAGCTTCAGCACATCGCTAAATTGGTGGTGGCTTAGATAAAAAAGGAAGGGGGCTATCGCCTCAGGCAATGACCCCCAACCAGCCTCCGCCTCACTTAGAGCCCACGGAGGCGTACCAAAGTCGGATACATCAACCGAAGCAAACGACCGACACGATGACGTAAGGAGAGACGCGATGGCAGAGGAACCGATCAGCGCAGAGATAATCCTGTATCAAGCAGGAGGAACGAACGTCCCGGTCGAGGTGCGTTACCAAGACGAGACGATGTGGATGCCGCAGGCACAGATAGCCGAGCTGTTCGGAACGACTAAACAGAACGTAAGCTACCACCTGTCGAACATATTTCATGAAGGCGAGCTGTCCAAGGATTCAGTTGTAAAGGAATTTTTGACAACTGCCGCAGACGGCAAATCGTACCGCGTGCAGTTCTACGACCTCGACGCAATCATTGCGGTCGGCTACCGCGTGAACTCCATCCGCGCGACGAAGTTCCGCCAGTGGGCAACAGCTACTCTTCGCGAATACATTACCAAGGGCTTCGTGTTAAACGACGACATGCTCGCCAATGGCAGACCATTCGGCAAGGACTACTTCGACGAGCTGCTCGCGCGCATCCGCGACATCCGCGCGAGCGAGAGGCGCGTGTACCAGAAGATCACGGACATCTTCCAGGAATGCACCTATGATTACGACCGCGACAGCGAGGTGGCCCACCGCTTTTACGCGACCGTGCAGAACAAGCTCCATTACGCCGTGACGGGGCACACGGCGGCGGAGATCGTGCAAGGGCGCTCCGACCCCGCCAAGCCGCACATGGGGCTCACATCGTGGAAGGGAGGCCCCGAGGGCCGAATACATTCCAGCGACGTCACCGTTGCGAAGAACTACCTGACCGAGGACGAGATACGCGAACTCAACAGGCTCGTCAACATGTTCCTCGACACCGCCGAGGACCGCGCAGAGAGAAAGCTTCTCACCAGCATGGCGGACTGCGAGGCCCTGCTGGACAACTTCCTGACCTTTACCGGACGCGACGTGCTGAAGGGGCTTGGCAACCGGAACAAGAAGACTGCGGACAAGATTGCGAAGGAGCGCTTCGCCGAGTTCCAGCGCATCCAGGACGCCTCCTATGAGAACGACTTCGAGAAGATGGCCAAGGGGAAATTGTCCTCGGGAGGCAAATAGAGAATGAGCAAGCCCCGCTCCCCTACTAGCTTGCAGGCGACAGGGGGGGGCGGGGCCAACGACCATGCGGCGACCCGGTGTGCCACATGGAACCTTTCCCCCTCAGGGAAGGCGACCGCCAGATTGGGGCAAGGCAATTCACCATCACGAAAGGGCAAGGCAATTATGACACGTAAAGAGGAGCCGACCAAGGGGGCCGTGATATACGCCCGATTCTCGTGCTCGAAGCAGCGCGAGGCGTCAATCGACGACCAGCTGAGGGTGTGCCGCGAGTGGTGCGACCGCGAGGGCTACGAGGTGGTCAGGGAATACAGCGACTACGCCATGTCCGGGCGCTCGGATGACAGGCCGCAGTTCCAGGAGATGATCGCCAACGCCGGAGAGAGCGACATCGTCCTCGTGTACATGATGGACCGTTTCTCGCGCTCCGAATACGACGCGCCGATCTACAAGAAGGAACTTGCCAAGCACGGCGTGGAGGTCGTGAGCGCCATGGAGGCGCTGCCCGACGGCCCGGAAAAGATTCTCATAGAGAAGATCTACGAGGGCCTGGCCGCCGTCGAATCGGCAAAGACCTCGATCAGGGTGAAGCGCGGCATGGGTGGCAACGCACTCAAGTGCCTAACTAACGGAGTGAGGATATACGGCTACCGCACGGCGGAGGACGGCAGGTTCGAGATAGACCCTGACGCCGCTAAGAACGTGGCGTGGGCATACAAGATGCGCCTGAGGGGCACGTCGGTCAACCGCATAGGCGCTTTACTTGCCGAGAGGGGCGTCAAGAACTCCACCGGCGGTCTGTGCAACTACAACATGGCACGAAAGATACTCACCGATGAGAGGTACACGGGCGTGTACCTCTGGGACGACGTGAGGATAGACGGCGGCATGCCGCAGATCATCGACAGGGGGACCTTCATGGCTGCTCAACAGGTCAGATCAAGGAAGTGCAGGGCCGACGAGACATGGGGCGATTACGCCCTCAAGGGGAAGGCCCTGTGCGGTGAGTGCGGGAGGAGCCTGCAGGGCATTTCCGGCTACGGGTGCAAGGGCGTGAGGTACGAGTACTACTCATGCCCCACCAAGTGCCAGAAGAACATCAGGCGAGACGTGCTGGAGGGCGAGATAGTGAAGGCCCTCCGGACGATGCTCTCGGATAGAAGCACCGCCATGATGATCGCGAGGGCGCTGTGCGGGCTCCAATCACACGGGGCCTTGAACGCCGAGAAGAAGAGGGCGCAAAAGGCGCTGTCAGACGCCGAAAAGGGCCTCAAGAACCTCCTTGCGGCCGTGGAGCAGGGCATCATCGTCCCGGGCACTCAGGAACGCATACAGGAGCTTGAGGCGCAGAAGCTGAGAGCGCAAAGGGACCTTGAGAACGCCAAGGCCGAGGAGGTCGACCCCGAGGGCTTCGCCGACTTCCTCATGTACGGCGAGGAGCTTGATGACGGGAACCTTCTTAAGGCGTTCGTCTATCAGGTGATGCTCATGCCGGAGAGCGTGGTCGTGACCCTGAATTACGACGAAGAGAACGGCGAACCCGCCCGAATTAACTTCAAGCGGGTTCGAGGAAAATTAGAATGGTGCCCTATAGCAATGCTCTCGCGAACTTTAGGACATCAGGTATGCATTGCCGTTTTCGGCAAAAGCATATTGCTGAGAATAACTTTCGGCTAGTCATCGGTCAACAGCCTTCATCATATCGTCCCGCCCGAAAAGCAGAGCATGGGCTGTTTCACGCTAACTTGAATTCTAGTACTTGATCTTCTGCCCGGCGTAGATGAGATTCGGGTTCGAAATCCCGTTCTTCTTGGCGAGCGCCTGATAGGTCGTGCCGAGCTTCGCCGCGATGCCCGAGAGCGTGTCGCCGGACTTGACGATGTAGACGCGCGCCGGCTGCGAAACCCCGTTGATCTTGTCCTGAACGGCCTTGTAGCGGGAGCCAAGAACGCGTTCACGAATGGGGTCGTTGCCATATCGGCCTGTCTTGACCTCGGCCACGAGGGTGTCGACGCTCGCCTGGTCGATGTGGTTGATGAAGTTCTGCACCTCGTCGTAGCGGATGCCGAGAGCGGCACGGCGGGCCTCGCCGTCACCGAACTCGCCGCGCATGACGCGGTCGACAAGATCGAGGGTCGAGCCCTGCGGGGCAGTCGGATGAGGGGTCGGCTGCGGCTGGGGGGCGGGCTGAGCTGAGCCCTTGGGATTGGCGTAGCGGTCCCAAGCGGCGGCGTCGCCGTAGAACTTGTTCAGATCGAGATTGCCGTTGTACCCCGACAGACGCCCGCTCGAGGAGTACTGGCGCATCGCGCACGAATACTTGCCCTCATTCCACGGCGTGTCCTGATAGCCTGTCGCGTCATTGTTGGCGTATTGCGCGACCCACGAGCCGCAGTTGTGCTTCTTGCACAGGTCCCACGGGAAGACGCTGGCCGAGGCGTAAACCACCGGCGGCACGCCCGTGCGCTCCTTGACGCGGGCGATGCACTGCTCGAGGTAGCCGAGATTTCCCCAGGCGGAGTTCTCACCGGACTCCCAGTCGAGCACGATCATGACCTTGCCGACCCAGTTCTTGATGGAGTCGATGAAGAAGTCCATCTCGGCGACGGCTCCCTGACCCCCGATGTAGTGGTAGACGCCGACCCTTTTGCCGAGCGACATGGCCTGTTTGATCTGGCGCGCGCAGTCGGGCGAGGTGTAGCCGGTGCCCTGCGTCGCCTTCGCGATTACGAAGTCGCACGGGACTGCGGCGAGGTCGATGCCCTTCTGCCAGTTGGAGATATCGATTCCGTTCATTGCCATTGCTTAAAACACCTTCTTGGTCGCCTCGGCCGCGCCGAGGAGGACTCCGATGCCCGTGGAGACGATCGTGGCGGTCTGCGCCACCTCTCCTGCGGCGGGCCAGCCCCACACCGACGCGAGACCGGTGTAGATAGCGGCTGCGGCGGGAATCGCGAGCAGGCCGACCCACTTCAACACGTCGTAGAGCCAGCCGGGAAGCCAGTACCTTGCGTAGCCCTCCACCGGCACGTCATCCGGGATGTCGATAGGCTCAACCGCGCCGGTCTCCTCCGCGATGCCGTACTTCTCGTCCATATCGGTCGCTCCTTTCACGCGACGTGGAGCTCCATGAGCTCCTTGTACATGTGGGTTCCCTGGCCATTGCCGCCCAGGGCGTGGTAGAGCTCATAGACCTCCTGAATGCCCTGCTTTACCTCGACGGGGCACGTGCGCCCACCGAGGACGTAGTGCTCGTGCAGGTCCTTGAGCCGATAGCGGAGAAGCAGGCGGAAGATTCGGCGGTTCATGTCGCGCTCCTCCTGCTGCTGAATCTCACGGCGCTCGCGCTCCTCCTTGGAGCCGCGAATCTTTCCGCCCAGCCACCCCGCGACTCCCGTGATGCAGAGCATCGCGATCTGGGGCAGGAGCTGCCATATTAGGTTCTCAGGCATTGGTGACGTCCTTCCAGACGCCCTCGGTGCCGATGGCGCCGGGAACCCAGACGTTGTTGTCAACGAGCGATTCCCAGACCTTCCCGTCCTTCTTCACGCGAGCGCCCTTCGGGTAGGGGTTCGTGGACTCCGGCTGCACCCACTCCGGGACCTCCTGGATATCGCTCTCTGATCCGCCGTAATCGAGGGTCTTGGCCCACAGGCTGTGGGCCACATCGGGAGCCCAGTCGGGCTGGGAAGTATGAGGCTGGATGCAGGTGTAGAGGACGCCTCTATGGCTGACGCGCTCCCCGTCGGCATACGTATGGCCGCCGGAATTGAATTCGGGGAATAACCCGTAAGCGGAAGTCGCCACATCGTCAGATAGGCCACCGGACTTCCCTTTGTAGATCTCGATGATTCCGCGGATTGCGGACTCTTCCTCTTCCGTAAGTGCCATGGTCGCACCCCTTTCTTTCGGTGCGACCATGGTATTTGCGGCGTGAGATTAAGCCGCGATCCTAACTACCGTTACGGGGGGGGGTTGCCGTTCACAGACCCTCCGAATAGCTCGCGATACAGGGCGTCCATCGAGAGAAGGGTGTCGTGTGCGTCGAGGTGCACGAGGCCGCCCCTCCAGGATTGGTACTGCTGCTCTATCTGCTCCATGGCGATGTCCCCGGAGTCGAGCATCCGCTTGAGGGCCTTGAGCTTTCGCCTCTCCCTCGTGATGGTGTCCCTGCACGGCCTCACGATCACCCTCCCCGACTCAGAGTAGAAGAACTTCTTCTTGAGGAACGTGAACCCGTGGGACAGCTTGACGATCTGCGTCTTGCGCGGATGGAGCTCTATTCCGTAATCGCCGCAAAGTATCTCGACGGCCGACTTGACCATGACGAGATGCTCCTTGCTCGTGTGGATGCAGTAGCTGTCATCCATATATCGCCCGTAGGCCTCGACGCCGCACATCTCGGTTACGAAATGGTCGATGGCGTTTGGGAACGCCACGGCGCATATCTGGTTGGGCTCGCTGCCGAGTCCGAGCCCGACGTCACCCTGCACGTCGATGAAGCTCTCCGCAAGCGAGAGAACCCTGCCATCGTCGAGTCGAGATGAAAGCTGCCTCTTGAGGGGCTCGTGCGCGATCCTGGCGAAGTAGTCTCGGAAATCCATCTGCAGGATGTAGCCCTCGGCGCCGTGCTTGCGGTAGTGGTCGGCGAGATGCCTCTTCATGAGCCTGACGGCGTAATCCGTGCCCCTGCCCTTGATGTTGGCGGAATTCGCCCCGATCACGGTCGGGACGGTGGCCGGGATAAGGACCTCTTGCGCCAACGCTTTCTGCGGGACGCGCTCCGCTATGTGCACCGAGCTTATGTGGCGCCTCTTGCCGCGCTCCACGATGTCGAAGTTGATGAAGCCCCTGTGCAGGTCGTTGCCATCGAGGATGTCGCGGCGAGTCCGCACGATGTTCTTAAGGACGTCCTTCTGGTATCGCTGGATCGACGCCTTCCAAGAGACCCCCCTTCCCGCCTGCATCGCGGCGCGGTACAGCGCGTTGAGGTCGGCCACCGCCTCGATGTCCAGCCCCTCGATCCGGGAATCCCTGTTCCGCCGCCTCTTCTCGGCGCGTCTCGCCCTTCTCGCCTCTCGGCGCTCGTCAGAATTCAAGTCGGGCACCCCGCACGGCTAGCAATGGCGCTCCGCAGCCGCTTGCAGCAAGGGCATGAAATCGGACCGAACGCCGGAGAGTCCGACCATGCAAGAAGCGTCCGCCCTCCTGCGCGGGGTGCATATTCACGGCCGTGTGGCCGATGGTCGCGCCTTCCTTCCTCTTTCTGCACGGCTTTCGGGCGAGCCTACTCGGTCTGGCGATAAGGGAATCAGGGGCGGGGCCGCACCCAGTCATTCGTCGGGGAATTGTAGTTGGCATTCCCGTTGTTGTTGACGTAGCACACGTTGGACGAGGACGAGCCGGACACCGACCGCAGCCACCAATTGATGCGACTTTCAAGGCGTGACCGGGGACATTATACAGAACGCAATCGCTCAATTTCTTCCTCCAAGGCGGCGAGTCTCTGCTCGGGCGTCTGTGCGCCGGTGAGCTTCACCGATTTGCGATAGCCCTTAAGAAGCTCGATCTCCCTGTCGATCATGAGGGTCACGCGCTCAAAGACGTTGACGTTCGATGTCACGTCCATGGCGATCAGGCACTGCATGTCCTGAAGCAACTGGTCGCAGTCGGCGATGGCGAGCGTGATGTACTTCCTCCGCTCTATCACGTTTGCGCTGGTGTTCGGGTAGAAATGGTCGGCGCGGTTGATGTTGTAGACGATGCTCCTCGCCGTCTCGACCGTTGGGACGCCGTTGAGCAGGCGGTACGCCTTGGGGCACACCTTGTCCTTCGCCATCAGCCTGTTCACCTCGACGCGAATGGCGATGGCGTTCCGGTAGAACTCGAACTGGGACAATGTCCTGTTCCTGGCAAGCACGCCGCTCATATAGATCCAATCGACAGCAACGGTCCGCATTCGCGGCAAACGCCCCGCGCAAGGCGGGGCGTCGTCAAGTGTAGCGCATCGGTCAGGCCTTCGGCCTAACCTACGAGGAAGCAGGGGCGGGGCCGCACCCAGTCAGTCGTCGGGGAAATGCAGTAGGCAATCCCGTTGTCGTGGACGCAGCACACGTTGGATGAGGACGAGCCGGACACCGACCGCAGCCACCAACTGACGCGACTGCCCATGATGCGGTCCTTTGTCTGCTTGAAAATCGGGAACTGGCAATCGAAGCCAGTGCCGTAGCCGGGCTTGCTCCACGCATTCAGGCCGTAGACCTCCACCTCGCTGAGGGACCAGATCTTGCCGAGGTCCTGCCAGGACCAACCCGAAGGCTCGGTGAGCTTGCCGGAGGATGAGTAGCGTTCCTCAAGGAGGACGCGATGGGGCATGATGGCCGCCTGCACCTCCGCAGGCAGAGCGGACAAGAAATGCTCGTTCTCCCACTCATGCAGCTGGCTCAGGAGGTATGGGCACTTCTGCTCGTTCGTTCCGTTGTTGTCGGCGGTCTTCCGCCACTGGATGTAGCTTTCGTTCACGGCATTCGGGCCGCGAACCGCGACGGTGGACTTTGGCACCATCGCGATGTGATGCCCCTTCGCGGTATCGCCGCACTGGAAATACGGGTCGATGGCACCGACGGCATAGCTCACCGTTTGGGAGGCCACTTGCGCCGTCTGCGGGATGACGACGTTGATGTAATCGCCGATGCGGATTCCGGAGTAGTTCGCTGCGCGTACACGGGCGCGAAGCCATTCCCAGACGTTCGCCTTCTGCTTGATCTCCTCGGCGAAGACCGTGGCGAGGTTGCGGCCCGGGTAGGCGCCGATGCTTTCGAGCCGGGAGTACTCGGCATCCTGCAAGGCTTTTGACGCGTTGTCTCGTGCGGTCTGATCGACGATGCTGTAGTTTCCACCGCTTACGTTGAATATCTTGGCATCTGCCATTGCTGCCCCTTTCCTAGGCGAGGTAGATAGTCGTGCCGCTCGCCGAGCAGGTCGAAGCGAGCGTGATTGTTGAGCCCGATACGGACGCCTTGGAGCTCGGCGCGTATATCGTCTCGTTTATGACGATGAACTTCCCCGTGGAGTCGGCGAGCATGGACGCGAGCATGTCGATCTGCGCGCTCATCTCGGCTATCCTCTCGTCACCGACAACGCTCTGCTGCAGAGAGGAGGCGACCGTCCGTGCATATGCGGCGGCGTCGTTCGCAAGAGCCGCTGCGGCATTTGCCGAGACGGCGGACTGGCTTGCATTCGATGTTGCTGCCGCCACCTGCTCGCCCCTCGTCTTGTGCTCCTGCACGCGGGTGGACTCCGCAGATGTCCGCGAGCCCTCGTTGGAGACGCGCTTCCTCTCGGCGTTCGCGCGCTCGGACTCCGCCTGCACACGGCCCGCCTCGGCCTCGGCGCGCTTGGACTCGGCCGCCGCCCTCGCGTTCTCGGCGGCGGCGCGCGCGTTCTCGGCGCTCACCCGGCTCGTCTCGCCCTTCTCGGCCCTGTCCGCCGCTGTGTTCGCATTCGCGGCGGCCGTCTGTGCGGCCTCGGCGGCATCCATGGCCAAGGTGGACTCGATGTAGTAGACCGTGCCGTCCGTGGTCCTCGCGCGGTCGATGTTCCCCGCCTCGTTCAGGAGCAGGGCCGCTCCCTTTGTAGTGTCAGGCAACTTTACCTCCTCACTTTGCGATGATTCCGGTTACCACCGCGATGGGGCCTACTGCGTGGACGATGCACCTGTCCCCCGCCTTAGCCCCGGAACACGATGTCGTCATGGACAGGCCCTTGAGCGTGGCACCGCCGACGCTCACGTCGAGCCTCGCCCCGGACGCCGCGACCACCGTGCCGAAGCGCACCGGCCTGGACTCCGATGGCGGGGCGCAGAAGATACCGGCCAGGGCTGAGCCCGCCGCGATCATCTCCGACTCGATGTCACCGTTCATACCTGCGCACCTCCAACTCCATCGGGCATCCTCCCACGAGCGTGAGAGTTCTCTTGCGGATGGCGAACTTGCCCTCGATGCGCGCGCTAGGCCACGATACGCCGACCGCATCGCCCACCGACACCGGAGCGTGGACGTGAGTCACGGTCACGCGCCGGATGGGGGACGCCTGCGTCCTCAGGAGCTCGGCGGCCTTGGCGTCTGCGGCGGCCTGCCTCTCCTTCTGGGTGGAGCCGTCCGGCAGGTCGCTGAACGTGTATGACTTGGCCTTGCGCCATCCCCTACTCACCGTGGAGAACTCGCTGGCGGGGTCGGAATCGACGGCGGTGCCTATGACGGTCTCCTCCGCCGTCTCGTACACGGCGTGCACCACGTTGGCCACATCGTCGATGTCCCGCTCGTCTACCGCCGAGTTCTCGAACCGCGCGGACGCGCCCTCCTCAAGCGCTAGGGCCACCGGCCTGTCGGCGGGTTCGACATACCTGCTCAAGATCACCCTGCCCATACCGTCGCACCTCGCCGGGGAGAATCCCGCGAGGTCGAGCAGGCAGTTGACCGCCCCAAGCTTCTTCGCCATCCCGCCGCCGGAGTTGTCGAGGCCCAGTGCCCACGTCGATGAGAGCGAGAAGGACGATGGGTCTGCGACCACCTCAAGGCCGGCGGATCGGAGCAGACCCGCCGCGTAGGAGACCGCGTTGGTACCGGCGGGGACCGTCAAGGGGCCGTCGAACTCGTCCTCGGCGACCTCGCGCAGCCGCCCGGACAGCCTCGCGCTGCCCGTCGCCACGGTGCCCACCTTGTCGCGCTTCGGCGCGGACACGATGAAGGTGCCGAGGGCGATGGACTCGGACGTGCCGTCCTGGAACGCGGCATCAAGGTACACGCGCAGCAGGTCGGCACCGAGCGACAGTTCCCCCGTGTAGTCGATGGTGCCGGTCTCGTAATCGGAGTCCTGATTGAACTCGAGCGTGCCGCCGGTGCGGATGTTGCGGAGCCGCTCGACCTCGGCGCCGGTCGCTCTTGAGACGCGCATGAAGCGGTATGAGCTTGAGAACCTCTTCTTCCAGTCAGCCATTGGCGGGCTCCTCGAACACGTCGTGCGTCACGTTCGCCGAGCAGCTGAAGATACCAGGCTTCTTGATGGAGCTCTGGAACTCCATGGGGCCGAACGCCCTCTCGCCGCAGTGGCCGCGCCACCAGCCGTGCCAGTGCTCGGCCATGATTCGCCTGAACGCGTCGTAATCGGACCGCAGGAGGTCGAAGCTCACAGACGTGGAAACGTCCTGCTCGTCGAGCGGGTAGGACGCGGGCAGGTGCCCGTTCTCCCCTCCGTCGGCGAAGTGGAACGTGCTCACGCTGCGCTTACTCGATTGCGAGTAGGTGCCGCTGTTGAGGATCAGCACCTCGGAACCGTCGACGCCGAAGTTGAGAGCCATACCCCTGGAGGGCATGTGGGCCTCCACCTCGGAGCGCGAGGACGTGCCCGACTCCGCGTAGCCGGTCACGCGGTAGCGGAACGGCTCATTGAGGGGCGGGATGCGGTCGATGGCCTCCTGCGCATCGAGGATGCCGACGGCGACCTTGGACGAGGTACCGTCGGACATGACGCGCTCGACATCGAACGACACGCACTTCGCGGCGTCGCCCAAGACGAGCTCGCCGTCCTCGAACATGATGGTGCCGAGCATGGACAGCTCGCCGTCCTCGCAGGCCATGGGGCCGATCAGTGTGGAATCCTCGACCATGTAGGCGGAGGTGCCGTTCTTGGCCATGACGTGGCAGGCGAGGTTGCCGTCGTCCGTCACCTCGATAACCGGGATGGCGGGCTCGCTCCAATGCGTCTTGAATGTACGCTTGGCCGACGTCGTGAGGCCGGAGCCACCCCGCACGTGAAGCGTGAGCGTGTATGTCACGCCGTTCTCAAGGGCCTCGTAAGAGCCGATGGGCACGGGACGGAGGTCGGTGACGTCCACACTGCCAACCACCGTGCCGTCTGGGCGGGTGAGCGAGAGCGTGGCGGACGCGATGCCCGTCTCGTCGGAGGCGCTCACCTCCACGGTGAGCGGCGCGCTGTCTATAAGGGCTCCGTCAACGCCCGGGTTGGCCACCCACGCCTGCGGCAGGTCGGCGACAACGAACGGGACGTAGGACGACCACGCGCCCCAATCGGAGTGCAGGCCCTTCGTGCGCACGCGGATGCGCCAAGAGCCCTTCTGGTTGCACCTGAGCGTAAGGATCGTCGCCACGCCGGTGATGTCCTCGGTCATGGTTGAAGGCCCGGTGATCTCGACCTGCGCCGCGCTCTGCTTGGTACCGTCCGGGTGGTTTGGAGTCCATTTGACGGTGAGTGCGGAGCCCGTGGCGTAGGATGCCGCGACGCCCGAGACGGCGGGCGCCTTAGGGGGCATCACGGTCATGACGGAGTTAGAGGTCCTCCAGCCGGAGTTCAGCGCGTTGGGGCTGGTCCGGTGGGCACGGACTCGGTATACCACGCTGCCCGCCGGCGCAGATGCGTCGTCAATGACCGCCTTGCCGCCCGATGTGCCGTGAGTCCCGCTGAACGCCGCCCAGTTCTTGCCGCCATCAGTTGACCTCTGCGCCTCATGGCCCTGGGCATAGCCCGCCGCGTCGAGTATCACGAGGCGCACGGAGCTGTTGCCCGTCTTGACCGCCTCCACCTTGGACGGGGCGGCGGGCGTGGTGTAGGTAGTGCCGCAGGACACGTGGCTGGAGTTCCCGCCCGGCCCATGGGCGCACAGGCGGTACTCGTACTTATGGTTAGAGGAGGTCGAGTTATCGGTGTAGTTGGTGACGTCCCATGGCAGGTCCGCGATGTTCACCCAGTTTCCGTCATCCGTCCTGCGGTCGACGTACACACCGGCCCAGGGCTTAGCGCCGTTCATGTCGGTGTAATCGCCCTGCCAGGACAGCTTTTGCTGGTTGTCGGACACGCGGACGAAAGAGCAGCCCTTCGGCGGGTTCGGCTTCGAGTAACCGCGCTGCGGGATGCCCATGTAGGCGGTCGCCCAGACGTCTCCACCCGCCGAGCCGTACCCGTTGACGGTCTTGCCGTAGGCGCGGACCTGCACGGAGCAGTTCCAAGAGCTTCCGTCCCTCGGTACGTCGACGTTGAGGGGCGCAAGCGTGGCTGCCCTCCCCCAGTCGCCGTAGTTGTTCAGAACGACGTCCTGGCCCGCCACGCACCGACCGTTCACATAGGCCTCGAGGCGCACGCCATATTGCGCGATGTACTTCGCCTCAAGTGCCACGCCGATGGAGACGCGAGCCGTGGTGTCGTTGACGCTCGTTACACTGTATGTGTCGATGAAGGCGCGGTACCAACGGTTTCTACCAGATACCTGCACCTCCCCCGTGTATGTGCGACCCATGGCCTACCACCCCTTCCTTGACGAGCTGGCCCTGTCCGCAGCGGATACGATGACCTCAACGGCACGCCTGATACGCTGGTCCGCGTCGACCTGCCTGCCGTCGACGGTGATGTACACATTGCCGCCCGTCGCCGCAGATGCGGGGGCACCGGAGACGGACACACCGGCGGAGAGCATCGCGCTCGCCCCACCGAGGGCGGATTTGACGGTCTTCCTGACCGCAGACTCCTCCGATGCCATGCCCCTCGCCCAGTCGCGCATGAGCGCCTTTCCGGAATACGTCGTGTAGCCGCGCCCGGAGAAAGGGCCTTCCTTGGCCGGTGAGAACGGGAAAAGCCCTCGGATTTTGCCAAGTGCCCCGGAGATCTGGTCTCCAACCCATCCGACCGCACCCATAACGCCGTCAGCGAAGCCCTTGAGAAGGGCTCGGCCGGAATCGATGAGCCAGCTTCCGGCGCCCGCGAAGATGCCGATGATTTTGCTCGGAAGGTTCCCGAGGACGGACATGACTTGCTCACTGCCACCGCTCACCGCGCTGACGATCCCGTTCCATGCGCTGTCGAGGAAGTTCCCCAGAGCGCTCCACGCCGCGTTCCAGACTCCCTGGATGAAGCCGAGCGCGGAATCGATGGCCCCGCTCACCAACCCGATATAGGTCTGCACTATCGAGACCATCCCGCTCCAGATGGAGTCAAGGATGTTGAAGATGCCGTTCCAGACACCGGACCAGTCTCCAGAGATGAACGCGAGGACCGTCGAGATGACCGAGCAAACTACGTTCATAGCCGTGGTGACTATCGCCTCGATATGGGGGAACACGGCGTCGATGATTCCCCGGATGTAATCGCCGAACGTCTGGAACAGGCCCTGGATGACCGGAAGCGTGGCCTGTATCGTGGTCGCCATGGCGATGATGACGGGGGTAACGGCATTCGCGATTGCGGAGCCGAGGGACACCACGTGACCGATAATCGAGGCGATGACGGGCGCAATCGCCTGTATCGCAGCCGAGATGACCGGGAGCACCGCAGCGGCGAGGTTACCGAGCGCCGCGCCGAGCGCCGAGAGCGCCGGGAGAAGGACGCTTGACACCTGGGAAACCACGGGTGCCATGGCCGACTGAATCGCGGCGACTGCGGGCGCGAAAGCGGACGCCAGGGTTGAGATCGCCCCCTTGATGCCGTCGACGGCTGTTCCGACGAACGTGGCGAGCTGCTGGAAGGCCGCCATGAACTGCGACGCATCGACCTCCGGCAGCTTGATGCCGATGCCAGCGAGGGCCTGCACGGCGATGTTCCACGCGGTGGCTAGGGCCTCCGACACGACCGGGGCGAGTACGGAGCCGAGGCCCGACAGCACGGCAGGGAACGCCTGCACGATGCTCCTGCCGATTATCGCGACGCGGGGGGCCACGTTCTTGGCCACGGTGCCTATGGATTCAAGAAGCTGCGTCGTGAGCTGGCTGAAATCCACGTCGTCGCGCCCGTGGCCCGTGAGGAAGTTCGTCCACGCGGCCTTGGCCATGCCGATGGAGCCGGATATGGTGGTGGACGCCTCTTTCGCCGTGGTGCCGGTGATGCCCATCTCCTCCTGAACCGTGTGGATGGCCTCCACGATGTCGGCGTAGGACTCGATGGTGAGGTCGGCGGTCTTGCCCTGCTCGGCGCGGAGCTTGTTGGCGTCCGCGATGAGGCGCTGCATCTCCTCCTTCGTGCCGCCGTACCCGAGCTTCAGGTTGTCGAGCATCGTGAAGTTCTGCTTGGCGAAGCCCTGGTAGGCGTCCTGCACGCTCTGCATGTCGGAGCCCATCTTGTTGACGTTGTCCGACATGTCGACCATGGCCATGTTGGCGTACTCCGCCGCCTTGGCGGTGTCCCCGCCCACGGATTGGACGAGGGACGCCGCGAAGCTAGTGGCCTGCGTCATGTACTGGTTGGCGCTCATGCCGGCGGTGCGGTACGCCTCGTCGGCGTAACCCTTCAAGGTCGATGCGGACGATCCGAAAAGCGTCTCGACGCCGCCGGTCAGCTGCTCGTAGTCCGCATATGCGCCGAGGGCCGCACCGCCTACGGCCGTGACGGCGCCTGTAACCGCCCCGAGGCCCGCAACCGCGAGCTTCCCGGCCGTCGCGGCGGCCCCGCCTATGGAGGAAAGGGCGGACCTGGCGGCGCCGCTGCCCCCGAGGATTCCTGCGGTCAGGCCGCTCCCGAAGGACTTTCCCCCCTCGTTTCCGGCCTGTCCGAACTGCGCCTTGATGTCGTTTGCGAAGCCCCTCATGGAGGGCATGAGCGTCACGTATGCGGAGCCCACGTCAGCCATGGTCCACCCCCATTCCCAATATTTCGTCGATCTCCCCGCGCGCGTCGAGCGCCAGGTCCTTGTTGGCATGAGCCTCTGCGAGCTTCGCCGGGCTCATGAGTGGTTCCGGTGCTGGTGCGGGGTTCTTCGGGTCGTTCGACAGCGCCCAGATCAGATGCCGCTGGTTGAACTCGATTCGCCAGAGCAGGTACTCGGCGACGCCCCATTCGTTCGAGGGCTCCTGCGCCCTCGCCGTGCGCGACTGGGCGGGGAGCTGGTACCAGAGAAGGGACATCCTCTCCAAATCAGGCACCTCGCCATCCAATGGGAGCGAGATGCCGTAATACTGTTGGAAGTCGGCGATTACTTCGCCCCTGCTCCCTTCGAGGCAGGAGACGAAGCCTGCGAGTTTTTTGCACCACACGCCTCGATGGCCTTGCCGAGCAGGGTCTGGATGCACGTGACGTCCCCGCCAAGACGGTCGATGTACTCCTCGTCCTTGCCGCCGAAGATGCGCTCCATCACATCGAACGCCACACTGAAATCCTCTTCCGATTTCGCGAGCTGCTTTGCGGTCTTGTAGCTGCGCACGACGTCCGCGTCGCAGGTGAATTCGCCCTCGACGCCCTCGATGGTGAAAGTGACCGGGTTCACGCTACATCGCCTCCGTCTCAGTGGACTCGATGAAGTCGACGCAGGTGTCGCCGCTCTCGTCACTCAGGTACTTGATGGAGATGGGGCGTGCGCAGAGCTCGCCGATGGCGAGGTTGAGCTCGTCCAGCTCGTCTGACTTACCCTTGGGCACGACCTTGCGCCAGCGGCGACCGTTCTTCAGCACCAATTCGAGGACGTAGCTGCGGATGGTCTCGGAATCGCCGTTGTGGTGGACGGTGATCATGCCGTTCTCGTCGGTGACGTTCTTCTCTCCGTACTGGATCTTCAACGTCTCGGCCTTGATCTCGGCGAAGGTGACTTGGCCAGATTCGACGCGTGAGGTCTTGGGCGAGTCCAGGAGCTCGCCGTTCATGTCGAGGATGTCCTCGGAATCGCTGTCGATGGTCTCCTTGTAGCCGTCCGAGGAGATGTAGCCGAGCACCTTGAACGCCACGTTGAGCGGCGTCTTGATGTCCTTCGGCAACTCTGTGCCGACCGGGGCGGAAAAGATGTAACCGCCCTTCACTCCCTTGGAGGAGCTGACGTTGTCGGCGTTGTTCTTGGTTGCGACTGTCTTGGCCATGACGGCCCCTTTCACTCGAAAATCGTAAGGTTCACGTTCGTCCTGTATCTGGCGCCGCCGGTGGCGGGGTCTGGGAGGCGGTACGTTCCGTCCGGGAAGGCGTCAAAGATGTTCTCTTCGCCCAGGAGCATCGGCACGGCCAGCTCTACGAGCCCAGCCATCTCCGCCGCGCGCCTCCTCGTGGGAGCCCACGAGTACACGGCGACGAACGCCTGAGCGCCGAAGCCTAGGCCGTTGCCGCCGGTGAGCTCCACGGAAATGAACTCTCCCGGCGCGTCCCTCGGCACCTCAAGGAAGACCTTGATTCCCGTGGCGTCCATGACGCGCTTCGCCACGGTTCTCTCCACGTCCATAGCGCCTCCTAACGCTTGCCGCGTTTCTTTGAGCGCGACCAATCGGGAGTCTTTCCGTCAACCTTGATCGGCCTGACGAGGCACCCGTGGGCGAGCTTGCCTTTGATGGTGATGACCTCGCTGCCCTCCCGAGCCGCCTGCAGCTCGCGCGCCTTGGAGCGGACGAGTGACTGCACGGCGGCTGAGTTGAGCACTTCCCGGTATCCGGACCGCCTCCACCGCTTCCAGCGGAACCTGCACTTGCAGCTAGCCATCCACTGCCACCACCTCGGCGACCATGTTCAGTTCGCCCGGAGCGTGCTCGTCCGCGTAGCGCTGCGGCCAACCGACGACCTCGCATTTGACGCCGCGAACGACTACCGAGCAGCCACGAAGGTCCGCGCCGTAGCCCTTGGGAAAGAAGACCGAGAAAGCGACCCTCACCCCCTCGGGGCGCGTGGCGTCCAAGTCTGAGGTGGGGCCGGGGCACACGACCACGCCGTCCACCTCCTCGCGCTTCGGCTCGCCCACGAGCGGCTCGCCGAGCTCGTCGCGATCGACACTCGGGGTGATCACGGTCACGCTCTCCGTAGCAATAAGGCTCAAAGCTCCCCCCTCTCGATGGGGCGCAGCACGCGCCTCACTGAGCCGTCCAGGCCGAGGAGGCGGCGGGCGGTCTTGCCCACGTACATCTCGCCCAGGGCGGAGCCGTAGGTGACGGATGCCGTGATGCTACCCGCGCCCTGGCTGAGCTGCGTGGCGCCCGCCATGTTGGCGGGGGTGTTGAGCACGCGGTTGACGAGCATGCACGCAACGGCCGGGGCTGCGCGGTCGAACGCGTCGCTCTGGCCCTTTTCATACGGAACGCCGTAGGCGGCCTCGTACTCGGAGAGGAGCATCGCCGAGGCGTCCGACAGCAGCGCGTTCAAGCGAGCCTCGTCCGCCGCCGCGCCGTAGCGAGCCGCATAATCCTCTGCCGTCGCGAAAATCTCCATGGCTACTCCGTGACCTCGGCGAGGCCCGCTGCGGAGAGCTTGTCGAGGAGCGCGTTGTAGGCGTCTTTGACAGATGCGACGGTCGAGGCGTCGGAGCCGAGCTTCGCGATGGTGCCGAGCAGGGGCTCACCATCGGCGTTGACGACGGCCACGTGGGCGGGCAGGAGCGGGGACGCCTTTGTGGCGTCCTCGATCACAACCTTCTGTATCAAAACGGACATCTGGCATCCCCCTAAGCGCTCTTGAGGACGGCGAAGCCCTTGGGGTCGAGAATCGCGTAGGCGTAGACTGCCTCGGTTCGGAACGCGATCTGGTTGTGGGCCTTGAGGTCGACGCCGGTCTGATCGGGGTCGCCGTATTCGATGATCTCGGACCAGATGTCGCGCACCATGCCCCACTTGATGAGCGTGAAGTCGCCCATGATGCCGAGGACCTTGGTCTGCTCGGTCGCGAGACGGCCATTCACGGTGCCGGACACCGCGGCGTCGATGCCGTCGATGTTGCCCGCATTGAGGTTCAGAGGCACCTCGGGGTAGAGGCGCTGACCGGTGGCGGGCACGCGAAGCTTGCGCAGGGCGCTGGCGTACTTCTTGGACAGGGCGAAGCCGTTGATGTCGTAATCCATGAGGGCGTCGACCAGCTTGTCGATGTCCTCGACGGGGCTCTCGCCGGAGGTGACGGAGGTCGCCTTGGCGGTGAGAGCGGTGTAGCCGCTGAGCTTCGAGCCGCCCTTGGGGTTCACGGCGTGGTACACAACGTAGTCGAGGGAACGGCCGATGGCGGCGTTCTGGTCGGCGAGGATGTTGTCGACGATCTCCATCTTGTTGTCCTCGTCCGCCCAGCGCAGCTCGTCGCTCACACGAGTGGTGGTGACGACCTTGACGCGCTTGCCCTCGATGGGGGTGAAATCAAGATCGTAAGAGCCCTTCTTGGCGCCCTCCTCGACGACCTCCGCCTCGGAGGACGGGTTGAAGATCATGTGGTTGATGTCGACGAACTTCTGCGGCTTGCTCGGGGAGAGCTTCGCGATGGTAGAGGTGTCCTTGGCCTTGTTCAGGAGCTCCGTCACGACCTCGCGCGGGAGCTTGATCTTCTTGGTGTCGTTAGCCATTTCTACTCCTTAATCGTTTCCGAAAAGCTGGTGGATGAAGTCGCGCTTGCTCGAACCGCCGTCCGAGCCGCGCGGGAAGCTGCCCGGCTTGTCAACGCTCGACGCGGGCTTCTTCTTGAAGTGCTTGAGCAGCTTGTCGGCGTAGGCCGACATGGCATCCTCGTCATCGCCCACGAGGAGGTCGGCGGGGACGCCCTTCGCCTCGGCCACCTTCGCGGCGACCTTGGCGCGCTCCTCGGCCTTCTCCTTGGCGTCGAGGCGCTTGGTGAGGTCGGCGATTCGCTCCTCGGCGGTCTTGCCCGCCTGCTGGGCCTGCTCAAGCTGCTTGGCGGCGTTCTTGTTGTCCTTGGCTCGTTTCTCCCACTCTCGTGAGTGCGCCTTGGCCTCCTCCGCCTGCGCTTTCGCCTCCTCGTAAAGTGCCTTGTAATCGGGCTCCTCGCCGTTCGGCTGACCCTCGATCTGCACTGCACCCTCGTTAGCCATCGCTGCTCCTTCCCGCGCCGTGCGGCGCTCCCGGCCCGCCGTGCGGCTGGCCTTTCAGTTGGATATGCGCCGTGCGGCGCGTTGTGGGGATTGTCCTAGCGGCGTGAGATTTGGCCGTCTCGGCATGAAAAAGGCCGCGCAAATGGCGCGACCAAAGTTAAATGGGTATACTCGGATTGAAGCGATGCGTTACCACCTGGGACAGGCTCCGAGGAGCGGGCGCATCGCCTTTTGCTATTCTGGGCCGATGAAATACACGTTGTCCAATGTGCCGTCGGCAATAAATCTTTCAGCCACCTCTTTGAGCAACGAAGTGTCCCCCTCATATCTAAGGAGACTCACAGCGCACACCCGGTCAACTCCGGGATACGACTCGAATTTCTCATAAGCATCCTTCAAGCGTGATGCGAGCTTTCGAGCAGATTGAACCGTCTTGAACTCGGTTAATACGCCGTCAATGTAAGCGTCTGGGTTTTTGTGCTCCCTCGTCGCATATAAGAAGCGGGCATCGTTTGCCGCGATTTTAGAAGCGAGCCATAGTTCGTCTCCGTCGGGCTGGGCCATGTACTCGGCCGAGAACTTTGCACCGGACCTTTCGCCAATTTTCCTTAAAGCCGCGCCCATTGTCGCGTCATAATTTTCCGGCGTCTTTTCTTTCCTGAACTTTTGCCACGCCCTGTTGATTCTCTCGTTGTAGGTGTCTGCTTCCGCTCGTGCAAGTGCTGCGGCGACGGCCCTATCGATTTCGCCCTCATCCGTCATTGGCATGGAGGAAAGGAACTCCTTGGCAGATTGCCGGGCTTTAACGCTCAGCCCAGGCGCATTGTCGATTTCTTCGAACGCCCTCCACCTGTTGTACCACTCGTCCTCGTCATACCCCTCTACCTCCATGCCGTCGAAGCCGGGGATGACCTTGCAGCGGCAGTTCTTGTGGTAGTGGTTTCCCTCGCCCGCCGTCTTTGCTGATCTGTAATCGAAGCCACGGGAGGCGAGCATCGCGCAGAAGCTGCACGTCTCCCCTCCCATGGGAACCCTCGCGTACCTGAGGCCGTCGCGCTTGGCGTTGAGGCGCATGGTCTGGTTGGCCCGCCTCGCAACCTGATCGGACGCCTTGGAGGCGCAGGCGCAGATGAAGCCCTGCGGGTCGCCCGAGAGGTACTTGCCGAGCTGGTAGCGCACTTCGCTCTCGATGTGCCCGTGGACGTCAGAAATGTCTATGACGGCGGGCTTGACCTTAACGCCGGAGAGCTCGGCCATGCCCTCGTACATGTCCGCAGCGAGCGACGAGGCCCCGTCGCCGAACGCCCCCACGGCGTAGTCAACGACCTCGATCGCGAACTCGCGCACCTGCTCCGGCGTCGCGCCGGGGAACTTCTCAATGAAGGCACCTATTCTGCTCGAGGCGTACTCGTAGGCCTTGCCCTCAAGCGCGGCGAGGCGCTTGTCGTATGCGCTAAGCGCCTTCCTCGGCAGAATCAACGCCCTCACCCGTTCCCGTCATCTGGTCGATAATCGCGCGGCCCTGCACCTTGCGGTTGTCGCTATCGATTCGCTGCATCTGCTCGTCCGTGTAATCGAGGAGTTCCAATACAACGTCCGAGTTGGCGAGCTTGGGCACCGCCTGGACCTGCTTGAGCACCGCGTCGCTCTGGCTGACCGCAGACGGGTATGCCGGGGAAAGCCAGCGCGGGTTCACGTTGTGGCCTGCGTCGCGCTCGGTGGCGAAGTCGGTGTCGTTCACCACCGCGAGGGCCATGTACGCCACGTTGCGCAGGGCGTTGCCGTTGTCTCGGTTCAGGTTCTTCGCGTCGATCACGAGGGGTTCGAGAGATGCGGCGATGGCATCGGAGCTTGAGGGGTTGTCGTTGCTCACGCCGAAGAAGGACACGGGGACGTCCGTCACGCTTGACATCTGGCACGCGAGGGTGCGGAAGTACTCGGAGAGCGGTGCCATCTGCAGCTGCGCGGATTGCCACACGGTCGGAACATCGCCGTCCTCGTCCTTGGTCACCTCATTGATCGCGCCCATGCTCGCGTCGTATTTGTTCTGGCCGTTGGTCACGCGCTTTGCGGTTCCGAGGAGCCACATCTGCGGGAGCGTGGCGGATTCCGCCGCCACCTCCATTCGGGCGCGCTGGCGGATGGCGTCGTCGGTGATGCTCATGACGGCGCGGGTGATTCGCGAAGCTCCGAACGGCCGCTCCAATGTTGCGCCGTGCGCCATGGGCTCCATGAGGGGTCGCCCCATGGAGTTCTCGTCGTACTCCGCGTACCAAAGGCCGTCTGCATAGGCGATCTTGATGAGGCAGTCCTTCTTAAATACGTGGACGAGCGTGGGGATGCGGTCGCGGGTGCCCCTGCGCTCCCTCGACTCCGCCACCACGAGACCGGCCTTGATCTCCTTCTGCGCGTCATCCCAGATCGCGCTCGCGGCCGTTGCCGGATAGGCGCTGATGACGGGGTTCCCGAGGCCGTCATCGGTCACGGTCCAGAACCCGCAGCAGTGCTTGAGCTCGCCGATGAGGTTCTTTCGGTACAGCTCCCCGAGAGAGTTGGCCGCGTAGATTGCGCGCAGCTTGTCGGTGGTCTCTTTATCGTCGGTCGTGAACCCGTTCAGCACGGAGCGGTCCGCGAGGGCGTGGACGGCCTTCTTGGGCCAGTCGATTCTCGGGTCGATCTTCGCCGCGAGGCTTGCGGGCATGGCGATGCCCAGGTCCTTGACGCGCACCTTCCCAAGGTAGTACCGCTCGCGCTTCGCGTTTCCGGGCAGCTTCCTGCGCCACGTCTCTATGAGGTCCAGGACGAGCCGCCTGTCCTCCGGTTCGAGGTTGTAGGCGTTCGCGATGTCCGTGGACAGTTCCTTGTTGATGCCCATTAGAAGTTCGCCTCCTGCTTCCTAGAGGGGTCTCTTTTCGTAGTGCGCGCCGCGTACAGGGCAAGCGACGCCGATTCGATGGGCGCCGCCATGGAGTTCGGGCCGTCCCCGAAGCCCCAGCCGCCAGCGGCGCCGATGTCGCGCTTGACCGACCTTGCGGCGGACTCGTCCAGAGCTGGCGATGCGATGTGGCCAAGGGAGCCGTCTTTCAGCTCGTCGAGCAGCATCGAGGCGGCAGTCTGCACGATCGCGGGGCTTCCCGTGATAACCGCCTTCTTCGGGAACGCGTTGTCACTCAGCCTTTGGATGAGGGCGTCGGCCCCGGACTTTCCGTCGATGCACACCGCCGCGATCTCTCCCTTGTTCCGGAGGAGCATGTCAGAGATTCCGGCTGTGCCACCATCGGTGCAGGCCACGTCGTACAGCTCCACGTAGGAGGGGCCTCCCCTCACCGCGCGAGCCCACGAGATGGCCGCAGTCCTGCCATCGGTGGAGAACTTCACGCCGAAGGCAAGCTTCCCGCCCGCCATAGCCTTCCTGACTTCCCGCTTCGCCCATAGGCCAGGCGGCAGGGCGGGGTTTGCCACCTCGGCGTCGTCCGCCCACCACCCGAGACGCTCGCGCGCGAAGGTGTCGGGCGCCATCTGGTTGCACTCGCTCTCGACGGCCTTCAACTCGAGGACGATTCCGAGCGAGGGGTTGCACTCGTACCAGCGAGCGCGGTCGTTCTTGTCTCCGATCTCGGTGGCGCCCCACTCCATCCAGGCCATCTGCGAATCGCCTTTGAGGATGGATTTCCGAAGGTTCGCGAAGACCGTCCCCAGGCATTTTGGGCCGGGCGGAGTTCCGAGGTAGATGGTCTGCGGGTTGTGCATCTTCCCGGCGGAGATGGCGGGCAGCAGCGCCGCCTGCTGCATGTCGGTCAGCTCCTGTGCCTCGTCTATGATCAGCACGTCGAAACTCTTGCCTCGACCGCCGCTGTCCGTTCTGGTGGTGAACCGGATGGTCCCGCCGTTGTTCAGGACGATGGCCTGCTTGCCGTTGGTCTTGCGGACGTATTTGAGCAGGTCGCGAAGCTCCTCTTCCTCATCGTCCTCGAACGGGGCCTTGAGTTCCTGGAACATCTCGTCGGAGGTGTCGCCGTGGTGGCAGGTGTACAGGATCTTCTCCCCGCGCATGAGGCCGTCGAAGCATCGGGAGCGTACAACCCAGCTCTTACCGTTCTGGCGCGGGACGCTGATGCCGACCTCGGAGTTGACGTACATGCCGTCCCCGTCGGTGGCGAGCATCACATCGAGCAGGTGGGGTTGCCACGGCATGGGGGCTCCGAAATACTGCGATGCGAGCTCGGTCGCGATGTCAGCCGCGCCTTCGAACCCATCCGGAACGTTCAGCTCAAGCGTCGGTGTCTGCCTAGGCTTCACTCGCCCACCGCCCTACGGGGCGCGGGTCGCGAGGTTGCGAGCTGCAGAAGCTGCGCCTTCTCCGTCGTTCGCTTCTGCGGCGCGCTGGCCTCCGCCCGGCTCTTGGGGGACAGGCCGAGCTGGTCGGACAGGGCGCGAATCTCCGCGCTCGCCTCCTTGAGCACCGCGAGCGCGGGGCTCTTGCGCATCATGGGAAGGCTCCTGCCGTCCGGGGACTTGAACGGCTTGTATCCCACCGCGTCGAAGATGCTGATCCGCCCGTCGCCCTTGGAGATCGCGTTCTGGGCGCTGCGGAAGACCGCGTGCCAGAAGCAAAGCTCGCGCAGCGGCTCGACGTCCTGCTTGGTGAAGTTGTTGTCTCCGCTCGGGGCCAGCGATTCCCAGATGGCGCTCTGCACGGGGTCTAGAGCGATGTCATCCGGCATGGAAACGCCCCGTCCGCCCTTGGCCATAGCGCCTCCCTTCGTTGGGAGCGATGGTATAGGCGGCGTGAGATACCCCCCCCTATTGCCCCGAGATATGCGGGGGGAAATCGGCTATATCGCCCGGGGCGGGCCTTCGAGGTAGGGGGTGGGGCAAGCCCCCCTATGCCGTTTTAAGGCCGTCTGCCGAACCTTCGGCCAACCACCGCCGAGCCGACTGAAACGCCCCGAATCCGCCCTCTAGAACAGCCGGGAGCGCACGATGGGAAGCCCCTTCGCGCCCTCGTCCCCGTCCATCCTGTTGCCGCGCCTCTGATTGCAGATGCGGTGCGCCGCGTCCACGTTGGAGTAGTCCAGCGGGTCTCCCCCACGGCTCACCGGAACCAGCTCGTCAACCTCGAAGCTCCACGGGTCTCCGGCCGGGAGGCTGTAATTGATGGGCAGGCCGCACAGGTGGCACGGCCTTCCCTCCGCCCTGAGCCTCGCCCTGAGCTTCCTTCTGGCGTTGCCGTTGGCGTTCCTGGGATTCTTCTTGCCCATCTCAAGCCCCTCCGTTTTGCATAGAATCCGGTACAGCTCCGTCTCTGCGGACACCCTCGTGCATATTCAGAACCCGCAGCGGCCCTTCCGTGGATACTCCCATCGGCATGAGAAGGGACCGCCCGTGAGGACGGCCCCTGGTGACGCACGGCCATGGTGGACGGCGGGTAATCGGTGCACCCTACACCGCGCTGGTAACGGAACCCCGCCGCCCGTCGTGACCGTGCGCCGCATGTTCGCCCTGGTCTATCCCCTATTCAAGCTTCATCGCGGTCTTTCCCGTGGCGTTCTCCCATCGGGTTATGATCACGTCGCAGTAGTGCGGGTCAAGCTCCATGGACAGGCACCTGCGGCCCATGCCCTCGCACGCCATGAGCGTGGAGCCGGAGCCGCCGAACACATCGAGGACGGTGTCGCCCTCCTTGGTGGAGTTCCTTATCAGGTAGGCCATGAGGCCGACGGGCTTCATGGTCGGGTGCTCGGCGTTCACGGATGGCTTGTCGAACTCCAG